CATTCGCATTAAGCAGGATATTGTTTTCTACAAGCCAAATAATAAAGAATACCTGTCAGGGGTAATTGTAGACGGTAAATTTTCACAAGGGGACTTCACCATTGCCAGTGCCATCGAAGAGTTCCAAATGCCACACAATCTGGTTGGCATTGTCCACGACAAAAGCTCATGGGCGCGACAGGGATTGTCAGTCTTCAACACGGTGATTGAAAATGGGTGGTGCGGCTTCCTGACGCTTGAGCTTGTGTACCACGGGCGCGAGAGTCTGCACATTCCAGCGGGTGCGGGCATCGCCCAAGTGGTGTTCCACGAGACATCCAGATTTGCGTCGTACGATGGTAAGTACCAGAACCAGCCTGACCGCCCTGTAAGTTCGGTGTTTAAATGAGGGAGGAGTTTGGCGTTTTTACTGATGCGAGTGGGATGATTGTTGGGCCGCGAGAGGTTTTTGCTTACAAACTCAAGGAAAAGTATTCTTGCTTGGACATTGACCTATCTGTGCGGCAATACATTGCAGCGCACCCCAAAGACTTTGACCGTATAGGCGGATTTGGTGATGATGCCATATCCTTGAAGGACATGTTGGACTGGGCGCTCAAACAGCAAGCCTGACCGACCCGTGGAGGCCATCGCGCGTTGATATTCGTGGCTGCGTCTGCTAATGTGGGCGCAGCCATTACCTTTGAGGGAATACAATGTCAGGCTTGAACCCGAATATCCGCATAATTGATGATGAGGCGGATGCCGCCATTGGCCCGATGGACGTGACCGTTGAGCATGACGATACCGAGCCTGATGACATTCCAGAAATCTCGCAGGATGGTGCCATCCTCAAGATCGAACACGGTGATGGGTCGATCACGCTGTCACTGGACGGCAAGCCAATCAAAGACCCAGACAACGAAAAGACATCGCCAGAGGGCTGGTTTGACAACCTCGTTGACGAAATCGATGACATCGAACTGCAAAACATTGCGGATGACCTGATCCGTGGCGTGTCAGATGACCTTGAGAGCCGCAGCGAGTGGATCGAAGACCGCGCCCAAGGCATCAAGCTTCTGGGCCTCAAAATCGAAATACCTGGCCTGAATAGCGCTACCGATGGTGCGCCTGTGGAAGGTATGTCGAAGGTGCGCCACCCGTTGCTGCAGGAGGCCGTGCTGCGCTTCCAAGCCAACGCGCGATCCGAACTGCTGCCCACCGATGGCCCCGTCAAGATCCGCGATGACGCAAACGGCAGCACTACCCAGCGCGATGAGATTGCCAACGCCCTTGAGAAGGACATGAACCACTATCTGACCAGCACGGCGCGCGAATATTACCCCGACACAGACCGCATGCTGCTGATGCTGGGCTTTGGTGGTACATCGTTCAAGAAGGTTTATTTCTGCCCGCTGCGCAACCGCCCAGTCAGCGAGAGCGTGGATGCCGACAACCTGATCGTAAACAGCGCCGCCACCGACCTGTCAAACGCCAAGCGCGTCACGCACCGTGTGTTCATGCGGCCAAGCACAGTCACGCGCCTGCAGATCATTGGCATCTACAGCGACACCGAACTGGAGACGCCCAACGAGGTCACGCCAGATGCCGCTCAGGATGCTAAGAGTGCGCAGCAGGGCGTCACCGCCACATCGTCCAACCCAGATGACCGCGACCGCGAGATCTACGAGGTCTACTGCGAACTGGACATCAAGGGGTATGAACACAAGTACAAGGGCAAGGTGACTGGCCTCGAAATCCCGTACCGTGTCACCATCGACGTGTCTTCGCGCAAGATCCTGTCCATCACCCGCAACTTCGATCAGGACACCGCCGACCTGCCAGAGGCCCGCACGAACTTCGTCAAGTACACCTTCGTGCCAGGTCTGGGCTTCTACGACATCGGCCTGCTGCACATTTTGGGCAACACCACCAACGCCATCACCGCAGCGTGGCGCGAACTGCTGGATGCTGGCATGTACGCCAACTTCCCAGGGTTCCTGATCAGCGACACGGGATCGCGCCAGAACACCAACATCTTCCGCATCCCGCCAGGCGGATCTGCCCAGATCAAGACGGGTGGTATGCCCATCAATCAGGCCATCATGCCCCTGCCGTACAAGGAGCCATCGGGCGCTCTGATGGCACTGGTGGAGAACATGTCCCAGACTGGTATGCGCGTGGGCGGCACCTCCGAGGCTCAGGTTGGCGAGGGTCGCGCAGATGCCCCCGTAGGCACCACGCTGGCCATGATCGATCAGGCCACCAAGATCATGAACGCCGTTCACAAGCGGATGCACAGCGCGCAGGCCGAGGAGTTCTCGCTGCTGCTGAAGTGCTTCCGCGAGCATCCCGAAAGCTTCTGGCAGCGCAACCGCAAGCCCACAGTCCAGTGGAATGAAGACTTGTTCATTCAGGCCATCAACGATGTGGAACTGGTGCCGCAGGCTGACCCAAACACGTCCAGCCACGCCCAGCGCGTCATGAAGATTATGGCGCTGAAGCAGTTGCAGGCCGCGAACCCGCAGATGTATGACGAGGAGGCCATTGACAAGGCAGCACTGCGCGCCATCGGCTGGTCAAACCCTGAGCAGTTCCTGAAGCCAGCGCAGGCCAAGCAGCCACCGCCTGAGTTCCTCAAGGGCGTCGAGGAGATCAAGATTGCCCACCAGAAGGCTGACGCCGACACGCTGCGCGCCCAAGCCACGATGCTGTCTGCGCAATCCAAGTCAGGCGCGCCGCAGGGGCCACAGGGGCCGCAGGCAGACCCAGCCAAACTGATGGCCGAGCAGAACAAAGCCCGCCAGATGGAATACGGCATGAAGCGCGACCAAATGAATGACCAGAACCGCGACCTCGACCGCGAGAAGGACTTGCGGGTCAAGCAGATGGAAGTAGACCGCGACCAGATGAATGACGCTGTTCGCATGCAGCATGAACGTGATATGCAGGAGCGTGACCACGCCCAAGAGGCGGTCAAACTGGCGATGCAGATCCGCAAGCAGGGGCAGTAAATGGACAGAGACAAGGCAATCCGCGCGGCAAGGCTTACCCTCAGTGGTATGCTCGAAAAGAACCGCCACGCCACGGCAGTAGGCCGCGCGGGTGGCCAAGTCTCACCGTCCAAATACCTTCCTGATGTCCCCCGCGCCGTCCATGCTGGTGGTGGTTCAGTCCTGCCTAAAGGTTACAGTTTGAAGGTTGACAGGGAAAAAATGGGCGTATTAGCCCATTACAATGGTCAACCCGTTGGGCAATTAACCTTGATGCGAGACCCTGAGAGTAATGATCTAACGGCATTCCAGATGGCCGTACACCCCAAGCATCAGCGTAAGGGTCTAATGTCCGCCATGCACGATGCCGCCGAGGAAGCTTTTGGGCCGATGCAGCCAGACAAAACTCTGACCGATGATGGTTTTGCATTCTGGAAGAGGTATCGTCCAGACGCCGTATCCAACAACCTGCGCTTTCACGCCGACAAACTAATTGGCCAAACAATGCAAACGCGGTACGGGCCAGGAACGGTAAAGTCTGTTGGCTCCAATGGCATGAACACCGACTTGACCGATCCTGAGTATGTGGGAAGCACTGGTTGGGCAAAAGCAAGCGACAATGAAGATGCCCTTCGCGGACTTGGGATCGACCCGTCCACACTAAAATATGCTTCTGGTGGCCGCGCCGTTCATGCTGGTGGTGGCAAGGCGGCATTCCAGCAAGGTAACCACCCCGACGTTCCTGATGTGGTTTACCACGGTACTAATCGGGACATTCAGTCTTTTGACCCAAATGCCGAGCGGAACTATGATATTGACCCCAGAAACCCTGCCAGCACTGACACGGGCTGGTTTGGCAAGGGCCACTATTTTGCACCTAAACCAAAGCGCGCGAGCTATTATGCTGAAGAAGCAGCGCGGCGGTCACAAGGCCAAGGCGCGCAGGTTTATCCTGTCCACCTGAGTATGAAAAACCCTTTTGTGGTACACATGAAGGATACCGACAGTGGGGCTACGACCTTAGATAAGGCCCTAAGCAGCGCTGGCGTCCCCATGCACTCTCGCGGATACCGCATGCCATCAGAGCAAACCGCTGCCCTGATTGATATGGGTCACGATGGCGTGATCGCTAAGAGGAAAGGCAAAACGGAAGAGATCGTTGCCTTCCACCCCAACCAGATCAAGTCGGCCATCGGCAACCAAGGCACATTTGATTCCAAAGACCCTGACATCACTAAAGCCGATGGTGGCGAGGTTGAGAAGAAGCGCGACTTTATGCGGGATAACCCTGGCGGTGAGTGGCTTGAGGGCAAGCAGGCGATGGCTGCAAAACACCCAGACAGAAAGTTTGTTGTCGGCTCCATAACTGGTGTCATCGGCGGCAGATCCAGCGTGTTCCTACCCACCCATGTCCTGAAGGGCATTACTGGTTTGGAAAACGAAGTGCGCCGTACTGGTGATCCTAGATACGATGCGTTGCTGTCTGACGCGCAGAAGGGTGGCTTTGACCCAGAGCAGAAGGGCAACAAGGTTGTGGTGGCCGTGAACCACTTTGGACAGCCGTACCTCCTTGAGGGCAACACACGGGTAGCGGTTGCTCACTCCATGGGCATCCCAAAGGTCAAGGCTGAGGTCAGATACTGGAACGGCGCTGAAAATGTTGACGGCCCTATGCACCCAGAAAACGTCTTCAACATGGCATCAGACAGCCCAGATGTCGCCAAAGCCACGGGTGGCCCCGTCATGGGGTACGTCCCGATGGCGTCCCTGACCGTGCCAAAGCTGGCCGTTGCGCGCGCGCCGCAGTACCAACAGCAGCAGGGCGGCGTGGGCAAGTTCAGCGACTCCCTGAACTCCCTGATGGACACCGTCGAGGGCTTCAAGAAGAAGCCAGATGCGGCAGCGGACTCGCCCAGCGCAGCCAGTGGCTCCATCCCATTGCCAGACGAGGGGTATGAGGCAACAGGCATGTACGCCCCCTTCCAGAGCGCGATTGACAGGATGATTGCCGATGCCCCAGGCAAGATCACTGTGGCATCTGGGTATCGCACCCCAGAGGAGCAGGAAGCACTGTGGAACCAGCATGCCGCAAAGTACCCAGATCCAGAAGTTCGTGATGACTATGTCGCGCGCGCAGGCCAGTCATCGCACAATTACGGATTGGCTGCTGACCTGTCCTATGCGGATCAGGAAGCCATAAAGTGGGCGCAAGAAAACGCTCCAAAGTACGGGCTAAACTTTCGCATGGGCCACGAGAACTGGCACATTGAGCCATCAAACATCTGGGAATTACGCAACGCTATGACCGTCCCAGGGTACGCAACGGGTGGGCGCATCGGCAAAGCCATGCTTCTCACACGAGGATTTACCAAGGATGGGAAGTCTGCTATAAATGCCCTCAAGCTCAAGGGGAAGTGACATGGCAGATATTGTAGGCAAAGCTTTGAAGCTGACAAAAGCATCAACCAAAGTGCCGCCAACACCTGAGGAAATGATAGATTTTTCGAAACAACTTGCAAATGTTCGCAGTACGAGAACTGGCAGGATGCATGAAAGATACCAATCCTTACCGCCAGAGCAGTCTATTCAAACCATGTATGGTGACCTGTTGGACTTGGCAAAGCAGGGCAAACCTGGCAAGTATTGGTACGAAAAGAGTTCCAAGCGCATCTTGCAATATCTCGGTGGAGACAAGAACGCTGCCGACAAGTTTGCTCAATTGATCGCTATCTACAGCCCCCAAACAACCGTGCCAGTCAACACTGGTAATGCCATCAAGGCGTACAACCGCGCCAAGGCTGGAAGCAAGCTTTGGGATGGAGACATTGTAGATCGGGATCGCACCTTTAAGAACATCAAGGAATCCAGTGATTATGTTAAGTCTCTGGGCGGCGAGAGAGCTGGCATCACCAAAGTGCCGTTGGATGATAGCGGCAAAAGGTTTTTAATTGCGCGCCACAAGCCAGGAGCGTATGAAAACATTGCTACGGCAGACAGAGACCTTAAAGCGCATTTGCTGATGAACGAAGGTATTCCGTTTGAGGGCCGAAAAACCAACAATTTCTACAATAATTTGATGGTTCACATCGATCCATCCCGCCTTCAAGGGTCAACGCAAGACCTTTGGATGGCACACGCATTCGGTTTCCCAGATGTTGCGATTGGCTCATCTGGCAAATACGATTTTATGGAAAAAATAACAAAACGCCTTGCAGATCAATTGGGCTGGCGACCACATCAAGTGCAGGCTGCTATCTGGACAGCCATCAAAACACGCATGGAAGGTGTTGCAAATGATGCAAAGAAGGCGGCCATCGAAAAGGGCATGGCCTCAATGCAGATGGGGCCAAAAGGCAAGCCAAGGTTTACCATCAATGAGGGTATGGAAGACAAAGTTGCGGAGTTGCATCGCGACATGGCTCTCGGCAAGAAAGTTTCTAGAAAAGAAATCTTGGAGAGCGCAAAAGACTTTTCTGACTTCATGGATCAAAATCTATCGCACGTTACATGGGAGTCCGCCCCAAGTAAAAACGTTGCCCACCTGAACGGCATTGAGGAATTGTCACCTGAAGCCAAGGCCGAGTACCACGGTCTTGCGTCAAAGGCACTGCAGGATAAGGATGGAAATGATCTTCTTGCAAATTATCTAGGCATCATGTCCCCAGGATCTACTGACGCGCCTGGATATTGGCAGGGAAAAACAAATCCAGCCTCCCATACCATGGTGGGAACTACGCGCGTTAAAGCTGCATTGCAGAAACCAGATATTGACGAGCCGTCCAAGCGTCTTTTGGATGTGTACGCCACTGCAAAAGGCCTGCTGCACAAGCAGGATGGAGTTGGCTATCACCGTCCATTTTACAACCCCCAAGTCACCCAAGCAAATGGGATTGAGTACAGCTTTGACAAAGACTTGACTGATGACCACATCAGAAATATTGGACAATCCCTTGATGGGGCGTTGAGTGGGGCATCTCTTGTACCTGTCAGCAACAGAAAAGTTCGCGTTTTGAATTTCTCTGGTCAGTACGAGGGAGACCAGAGGGGTTTTCATAAGGCTGTTGACAGCGTGATGTCCAAAGCCACCCCAGACACGCACACGGCGACAAAGCGTGTCTTTGCGTCTGACGGAAATCTTGTAGAAAACGATTGGAAGGTAGACAGAAATGGCGAAAATTATAGACAAAGGCTTAGTGCCGCAGGACGACCCGATGTTCACGAATTCATTTCAAGTGTTCTCGCCCCACGGCTCGAAGCGGTTGACCGCGAGTTCGCGGAAAAATACGGCCTCAAAACAGACCCCCAGCTTGAGCAAGGCATCCGAGCGCCACAAACCGTTCAGCAAGATGTCGGACGCGGAACACTTGGCGTACTTGGAGAAAATGTACCAAGACCACGTCAGGCGTTTTCAAAAGGGGGAGACGCAACACCAACCTCGCAGGACAACCCTGAAGGAATGGAAGGAGTTCCTGAAGAAAGATCATCCGATATTCTAGGGAGCGGCAGAAACTTTACTGGTTTCTTCTCAAACATAACGTCAGGGCTGACTGGCGCACCAGCAACCAAGGACGCATACAAGCCAGCTTTTGATATTTCTGGAATTTCACCATTTTCTCAGGAGTATCACAAGCACTTGGGTAAGTTTGATGACCATATTGGCATGTCGATCCCAAGCTTTCGGGAAACCCAACAGGCTGTCGGACACGCCATAGCAAACACCTTTCCAGATGGTGGCGACATGATCGACATCGGTGCGTCTGAGGGCGCTCTCAACAAATCCATTAGCGCCCTGACTGGCGGTCGCATGAGGACTGTTGCTCTTGACCCCAACCCGTCAATGGAAAATTCATTTAACTCAATTTCCAAGGTGCCTGGCGCTGAATACGTTGTTGGAGCTTACGGCAACAAGGAAGATGAGGGAAAAACCGCATGGAACGAGGACGACATTCTGCACGACAAGAACGGTGTACCTCGCCCCAATCCGTATGCGGGAATGCCAATCAAGTACTACACGCCTGATCGCAAGTTTGATGTTGCTCACGAGGCAATGGTGTTTCAATTTATGGGCGGAAATAGGCATGCCCAAGTTGCGCGGGCAAAGGAGCTTCTTCACCCCCACGGCATTCTGATCAATGAGCAAAAATTTGTTCCAGGTGAAGGCCTGACGAGTGATGAGTTCATGGCGAATGAGGCAAAGAAGGACGCATACAAGGAGAAGTTCTTTACAAAAGAAGATATTGCCAAGAAGGCGGCAGCAATTCTCCACGGGAAACAGGACGAATTTGCAGCAGAGCAGAAGGCAAAGGAGTCCGCCGTTGTTGGTATGCACGACCTCCAAGTTCCACCTGGTGAAATGGAAAAGGTTCTGAAGAAACACTTCAAGCATGTTGCTCAAATTTGGGACAGCGGCAATTTTAAAGGTTACGCATCATCAGACAGCCCTGAGCATCTTAATCGCTTCCTGTCGCACCTTCCAAATATGAATTCGGAATTTTCTACCGTCAAAACGCCAAGGAAAGTTGAGAGCGATACAACTGGAAGTGATGTGGTTAGGAAGGCGCTCAAGCTGACAAGTGGCATGTAAAACATAGATCGTGCATTGAAGCTCACTTCGATGTACAATGAAAGTGCAACAGGGACGCCTGGTAACCTCAGAGGATCGAAAAATGGACGCTAAAAGCCTACGCGAGGCAATGAAGCAGAAGGCCAAGCGCCTCTGCGGAGCCACTTCGGAAAAAGTTGACGCATCGACGTTCACACCAGCGGAGCCGCTGAACGCAGACGTGAAGACGGGCGCTCGCCCAGTCTCTCGCCGCGCATTCAAGGTCGGCGGCAAGGTTGCTGGCGCTGAAGCCATGACCCACGCTGGCCGCACCCCTCGCAAGTCGGGCGGCAAGACGGAATACGCCAACGCATTGGTGAACCGTAACATCAAGGATGCCAACGAAGAGCGCGAAGGCATTAAGCACGTAGGCGGATTCAAGAAGGGTGGCCGCACCGCGAAGCAGGTTGGTGGTGATTTGACCCGCCCAATGCCTCGCCCAACCCCTGAGATGATGGACGAGATGGGGATCACCCCTCCTACCACCATGGCGACCTCCCCTCGCCCAAAGCCACGCCCAATGACCCGTCCAGAGCCTCGCCCTTCGCCTGAGCGGATGCGGGAAATCATGGATGCAGTTCAAACCCGACAGGGCATAGAAATGCTTGATCGCGCTGCCAAATATGGCGATGGTCAGAAGAATGGCGGCAAGATTGAGGGTTCTGCCAAGGACATGATGGAAGACAAGAAGATGGCTGCCAAGATGGGCATGACCATGAAGGAATGGGAAGCATCCCAAGCCGACAAGATGCACGACATGCCATCCAAGGGCCGCGCCAAGAAGATGGGCGGCGGCAGCATGGATGCAGATGACGAGCCAAGAAAAGGCCCGTACCACATCGTTCATCAGAAAACTGGTAAGGTTGTCGGTAAGGCAAATACCCTCAACGGCGCGCGCAAGTCCCGCGAGCGCAACGATATGGACTACGGCAGCTATGCCCACCAGATCATTGACACTGCCACTGGTAAAGCCACCATGAAGGACGGCGGTCGCACCGCAAAGATGGGTGGTGGAAGCATGGGCATGGGCATGGGTATGCAAGACCCAATGATGTCGATGCCTCGCGGCTACAAGAAGGGCGGCAAGGCCGAGATGATGCACCACAAGGACTGCATGTGCAAAGCTTGCGGCGGTGCTGCTATGGCCCAAGAGGGCGGTCGCACCGCAAAGATGGGTGGCGGCAGCATGGGTTACGCCGCTGGCGGAAAAATGAAGATGGTTGAAAAGGACGGCAAGAAG